TGGACATCTTCCGGAGTTCCAATTCGCACATTCAGTTCTTCAAGCATGACTATCCCCTCATGCGGTGTTGCAATCTGATTCATGGTCTGGCATAATAGACGCATGGAACACTCGTACCTTACATCTATTCTCACCTATTCGCCAGAAACCGGCGAATTTCAATGGGCTGCTCCACGCCCAAAAGTTAAAGTTGGACAAAAAGCGGGTTATCTGAAGAAAAACAAAGGATATATTTACATTGAAATTGATGGGAAATCTTATTCCGCGCATCGTTTGGCTTGGTTTTATGTAATTGGAAACATGCCGATTGACCAGATTGACCACATCAATAGGAATAAATCCGACAATCGTTTTGAAAATTTGAGAGAAGCGACACGCGGTCAAAATAGAGCAAATAGCAAAAGCACAAACAAACACGGGCTGAAAGGTATACGCCTTCTTCCATGGATGAAAAATGCCGGAAAATGTTGGCAGGCAGAAATTACGCACAATAAAAAAGTTATCTATCTTGGGTGTTTTGGCACCAAAGAAGAAGCCCATTTGGCTTATTGCGATGCAGCTAGAAAGTTGCATGGAGATTTTTTTAACCCCTAGTCTTTACGCGGACCCGGTAACTTCTTGAGCGTATTGATCAGATCCTGCCGCGTGTCCGTGATCCACTTGTCGAGCGCGCGATGCCCCGCGTCAAGGTCTCCCTTGCCAGCCCACATAACTTCGTCGGGGGTAAGAACATATTCTCCACCGGCGGCGACAATAGGCACAGGCTCCCCAACCCCGCCGCCCGCCGCGTATGCGCCATGCGGGGATTCCCTGAACATCATCTTCACGGCCCTGAAACCGGCCATGGTGTTGCCTTCGCCAAGCGATGAGACAATATCCGCCGGAATAACATAGGAGCCCGAGGGAACGTGCATGGGCAGGTGATCGGTGCGGCCAGCCACCGGGCTATGGATGGGCCCAATATGAACTTTATTGGAACCTGCATCCTGCATGGGTTTGGCCAGAAGGCCGCCCTCGGCCCGAGTTTTGCGGGCGGTGCTGAGTGCGGCGGCCACGGCCTGATTCTTGGGGTGGCCAGCCTTAATCATCTCACCGATGTTGCTGCTGATCGTCGCCTGCGAGGAACCTTTTTTGAGCGGCATGGATTACCCCGTAGAATATGTGACATTAACAGACTGGCCCGTTCCGGGCGTAACGACCAAGCCGGACGAGAACACTTGGCCAACCTTAGTAATCCCCACAGTGGCCGGGATCGCGCACAGAACATTAGCGGCCGTTGCGGACGCGACCGCATTCGCATTGTTGATCGTTCCGGAGGCGGAACCAGCAACAACGACAGAGAAATTCACTAGGTATCCGGCACCGATGAATATCAATGTCGGGGCGGTGATTGTAACGGATGTCTGCGTCCCCAGCCCGCGCAACGTACTTTGAGACAGATTATTGATGGCGACAACGCCATTCTTCTGCGTAGTGAGAATATCGGAAAGGCTTGCGCTCATAAGAATTTCCCGTCTTGCTGGACGCGATAGCGGATATTCCCAAGACGCCACCAAGAGTTGAGAACATTGCTCTCAATTTTGATTGAAACCAAACGACCCCGGAACCTTGGGGTGATATACGTCGTGGCATTCGTCAAAGTGTAGGGGCCATAGGGTATCGGCGTCTCGTTTGGGTAGCTTGTGACATAAAATGTCAGGCGGATATTAGCGCCCTGAGTTCCGCCATAATATCCCCACTTCATGTCTGGCCAGACTTGGTCGATGAACATGAGGACGTCGGCCTCAGTCAGCGCGAAATAGCCCGTTTGGAAATATGAGTCCATCGCCTCGCCGTCAGCGTTCTGCGAGGTCTCGTGCTGGAACAGGTACTGGTTCAGGCCCGCGCCAATTGGTGGGCCCAGCACGGACTCATTGATCCAAGCAGAACGCGCCACATAGGGGTTTGCGTCTGAGTTGAAGCCATAGTCCCACTGGTCGAGGACGTAGTTGTATTTTACATAGCCTTCATTTTCGCCACCATTGCTGATGGTCGGGAAGTACCATGTGATTTCACCGAATCGAGAATTGGGGGCAATGCGGATCTTATCCAGATTGGTGGTGTCTAAATCTTGGAACACGACATCCCAGACGGGGCACCGAATTGGCTCGACGCCGTTCCCGGACAGGCGGTAGAACTGGCTCGGACCCATCCAATAGACGACGCCATTGACGGAACCCGCCGCCTTACGGCCAATCAAGCCGCAGCCCGTGCCGACTTCGCTGAATTGATAGACGTATGGGGGGCCAACATACTGCATGGCCCAGCACCCGAGATCAGTCCATATCAGGCCCTGCTGCGGACCCTGAATGCACTGAACGATGCGGGAGCCCTTGGGCAAGCGGTAGCCACCGGCCTGATTTGTCAGGCTCGGTATCCATGAATTGTAGTTTTCAACATCGCACCAGCGAATCAGCAATGGGTCTCGGATGCCGTTGTAGGTCGTGCCCCAAGCGATAATTTGCCGCTGCGGCATGGCGATGAAGCAGCCCTCATTTACCGGCGGCGCTTCCGGAATGACATAGGCAGACGGAAGTCCGGACGTAGGAGACCACTGATATATGGCCCCATCCAGCGGGCAGGCGATCAGGATTTCGCCCCAATTGTCCAAAGTCCAGTCAACCGCATTAATCGGCGTTCCCGAAGATCCAGACGGGGCCCCCCCAGAGACTGTGCCGCCATACCCCGAAAGTGGGCTGGTGCCGCCATATGTTCCAATGCCATATCCTATCCCGGCAACCACGGGGACGGTGCCTTTGTAATACAGATAATAAGCATTTCCGCCATTTTCGTATGCGGATGATATTGATCCCGCCGCGCCGGATTCTGTTGCGCGGAAAATAAACTGCCTGTCAGAAATAACGCTTGATACGATATAATTTCCAAAGAGCGTTATGCCGTTGACTTCAGTGCTGATCAAAACCGGGAACGTGTCGCCAGCCAAAAATCCATGGTCATTGAAGGTGACAAGTATATTATTTGCAGTGCTTGTACTGGTTGCGTCGTTTGTGAAATAGGGGACGAGGGCAACATCATTTACGGTCCCAGCCGTCGTCATCGGTCCAGTAGCCCCACTGGAATAAGAAACGCTGCCGGGCGATGAAGCGGTGACGACATACGATCCATTGTAACCAATTGGCACAACGCCCGACACGACAATAGTCTCGCCAACCACAAATTGATACGGCCCATCATATGTTAGGGTCGCAACAGATCCTGTCCCCGAGGCGGCAGTTGTCGCCGCAGGAAGGGTCGCATATACGTCGTTGCCGGTTGCCGGATCAGTTGCATAGATAATATATTGATCGACGCTGCCGCCGTAGTCGTAGCACTGATATTGGCCGAAAAGGACAAGGCCACCGACGCTGATCGGAGTCTTGATCCAGACCGCATCGTTGCCGGTTATCCCGCGACCCGTGTCCGTAATCAGAACGGCATTGCTGCCATATGTGGTGCTAACCGAAACCGGGACGGTACTCGCCGTTATGGTTCGGGGACTAATATCAACGGGGGCGTTCGTTCCCTGAATATATTGCAGGGAGCCACCGCCACCGGCCGCCACCCCATCCGCGCCGATGGCAAGGTAAGAGTTGTTATTGGTGTCCTCCCACGCCCACAGGGCGCGGACAATCGACCCCATCGTCACTCCCGTGGATTGCGTAGGGTATTTGGTCCAGCCGCCAACCTGCTGCACAAGGCCGCCAAGCGTCCTGTCCGGAATAAACCGGATGAGCTGGCCCGTGGAAATGGCCGCCTCATTGAGGGCGGGCGTCTTGTTCTGATCAACGCCGGGCAGCAGCTTGAGGGCATTATGCGGCATGGATTACCCCCTCGTCGGGGTGGCAGTGGTAGACTGAGACTGCGAGGACCAAGCCGCCGCCTCAAACTTCTTGCGATTCTCTTCGCTCATGGCGCCCTTCAGCAGCGCCTGATATTGGCTCTCATAGGTGACGGCCATCTGCGGATCATCATTGGCGCGGCCAAAATTCCGCTGATAGGCCGAGATGTAGACCATGGAAGCCATAATCATCACATCTGGCAAATTGAGGCTGATGAACGTGGTCTTGTTGTCGGCAGACAAGCTGGCAGGGCGATAAGTTCCAACGATTTCAACCGTGTAGTTGGCGTCAGGATAAGGCCCAACCAAGAAAGTGTAGTCGTCAAACGGCACCCAATACTGCGGCGTTCCCGTGTATCCCGACGATCCGTAGACCGCATCAAGAAACTCTTTGGTCGCCGGAAGAAGGGGGGTGCGCGTACCAAGATCCGGATTGCTGATACCCGCTGGAGTAATGACATTGATCTGCTCGGGAACCACCAAAGTACCGTAAGGGAACGTCTCGGCGTTCACGTTGATGATGCGGCTTCCCACCGTCATGCTGTATGCAGTCGTTGAGCCGGACGTGAAGAGAAAATCAAGGTCGCGATACATCCGAAGCTCGGCGTATGCGATCATTTGGGGCAGGATCGTCAGGTATGCGGCGTCAGTCTCTGGCACAACCGCCATAGTAGCGATCTGAGTGACATAGCTGGTAGTGCCAGCTACGGTGCCGTCATATGACATAGGGGTGGTCATGCCGGAAACTCCAAGACGCCGAGACTATACCACCGCCAAATCATTTACGCCATACTGGTCGCCTTTTCCTTGACCTCGGCAACGCGCCTGCTCCATCCCTTGCCGAAGGTGGCGAAGGTTGGCAGGCGCTGAAGAAACTCCAGCCGCATGTCGCAGATTGCGTCGGTCATCTCTTGGGGGTCGCAAGCCAGAATGGCCTCCATGGATTTTGGACCGATGATCCCGTCAGCCGGGACGCCAGCTATCTCCTGAAGGTACTTGGCCGCCCGCCCCACGCCCGAATTGACGGCGAGATCATAGGCGGCGTAGTCCACCCCGGCAGGAAGCTGGTCGCCCTTGATCTTGTCCCAGTACATGGCCTTGTAGAAGGCCTTCACGTCCGGGGGCGTAAGCCTGCGCATTTCCGCCTCGGTCACGCTCCTGTTCAGGAATGCTTCCCAAGCTCGCTGCGTCACTCCCAAATTAGTGCGGCCGCCCGGATCGCGGGGATCATTGACGTACCCCCCCTCGTGCGCGAGGACAAGGTCAAAGCATTTGTCGAAATTCTCTTTCATATTACTTGTCCTTCGCAGCAAGCATATCGTTCTTGGCCTTGGAGCCAGCGGATGAGCCATAGTAGAAGTTCACAACGCCGGTCCATGCCGTTCCCAGCGCGCCCAACATCATCAGCAGCGCCTCGGTTCCGGTTTGCGGCATTCCCTGCACCAGCATCCAGACAAGGATGCCGAAGAACCCGAGCGTGATGACAATGGCCAAAAGCTTGGGAACCCAGTCCTTGGTCTCCGTCTGCATTTTTCGGGCGCTGTCTCGATCTCCGGCGGCAATCCGCTCAAGATCAATGTCCAACTCCTTCATGCTGACCTTGAAGTCAGCGTCAATCTTCTTGAGGGCGGCGAGCTGGTCAGGGGAGGCGGAAGCCATTGCGGCCTTCACGTCGTCCTCTGACCCGTTCTCGTGGCCAAGCAACACGCCGGACAGGGCTTTGACAGCAACGCCAGCAAGAGGCCCTCCCAACGCCGTGGCGATTGTGGGCGCCACCTGACCAAGCAGTGGGCCAAATGTGTCGAGTAGGCTCATTTGTTTTTCTCCAACAATGTGATGCGCTTATCCAACGCAGCAATCATCTGGGCAGTGTCAAACCTGATTGATGCTCTGGCCGCTGCGGCATCGGCCACCATATCCATGCGGCTCTTCTCAATGGCAGACATGGAGCGTTCGCGGTCGAGGGTCATGGCGGCGCGGGCCAGCGCGCTCTCCTTCTCAACCTTTGAGATTTGGTCACTCAAACTTTCGCGGATCTGGGCCATGTCGATGGTTGTGCCTTGCGGAGGAATGGCCTTGTTGTCCGCATTGACGACTACTGCGATCTTAGACTTTAGTTGAATAATTTCGTTGTTTGCGGTGGACAGGGAGCCCATGAGATAGACGACGCACGAGAACAGGATCGGAATACCGGCAAAAACGATCTTCTCGACCAGCGCGCCCTTGCTGGCGCTTGCGGCCATTTCAAGAGCTATCTTTTCCTGTTTCTCTTCAGTCGTTGTCATTTGTCAGCCTTCCCATCCAGTTTGTCGTAAATCCGCTGGAACATATCCTCAATGTGGGCCATGCGCTTGTCGAGGTCATCCTTCATGACGTAGGTTTTAGGCAAATCTACCTCAAGCTCATGAAGATCTTGCTTCAGCGCCTGAACGGCTTCCCACAATTGTCTGGCAAACCACCCGGCAATTGTGAGAATGGCCCCGAAGACCATGTTGATGGTTGATTGATCCATGGGGCCGAGCCTCATCATTCTGCTGCCAGTGCGGGTTGAGCGATGTTTTCGCCATGATAAAATCGCAGATTATTCTGTAACCGTCCATCGTCCGGCTCAAGATCAATCGCAATTTGACCGTGCTTGATGGCAATCTCTGACATTCCGAGATGGAAAGCAGAAATAGCCGCCAGATCATGTAGACGGTATCCCCAAACGCCCGGATCAGAGGTGTGGATCGGCTCCTTGTGGGTAATCCCAAGGCCAATCAATGCGT